CATCTAAAGATTTCGCTCTAGTTTTTAAGCCTTTGTATTTACCGCTAGGTATTACATATTCGCTTTTACTCATAATAATTTCTCCTTATTTTGAGTTGGTTAATTCTGATTTCGTATGGTTACTCATTCAGACTAGGTTACCAACACCTAGTGATCAGAAAACTGTATTGCGAGAGCGAGGGGAGAAACCCCACTCTCGCCAGTTATAAATTAAATTCTTTGGACTACTTATATAGACCACGCCAATACTCATTATGTCTTTCGACTTGGCTTACTGATTTTATAAAGCATGACTGCTTAACACATTTGCTACTGCTTGACTCGCGTTATCAGAACCCCCTTTAGAGATTTACATTTTAGGACATCCCATCCTTGACTGTTCAATAAGATTCTAGCAACAACCCTAGTTATCCCATTGCGACTGTATTGTTTGCATCAGTTGTTAGTTGATGTTCATATCGAATTGTTATGAATATTTTATTTAGCCCATGTCTGTCACTGTTAATTGTTAATTAAGCCCATAGGGTTAACTGGTCTATCTGTCCAGTTGCAACCTTCTGTTTCGCTCCTTGTGGGTTTGTGGTCTCAAGGAGGGTGGATTTGCGACACCTATTTAACTTACCCTATTAAATATCCAACGTAAGAAGTATAGCAAAAAGCAATCATTAATACATAACTATTAATATCTTTTTGATAACTCTATATACCTATCGAATAGGGCAGAGTTTGTTATTAAAGAAAGTAAATAATGACTGGTCAATATTAGGACTGCATAAAGGTATCATTTTGTAATCTTGATCGCGGGGAGATGGAACAATATAATCAGTCTATGACTGATCAACCTAAACTGAAATCAATCCCTACTCTAACCAGTAAACAAGAACTGTTCTGTCAAGAATACGTCAAAGGCAACTCAGCTTCAGATGCATACAGAAAGATATACAATGTAAAACAAGGTACAAAGGACAGCACAGTCCACAGATCAGCACATGAACTCCTAAACAACCCCAAGATATCCTCAAGGGTGCAATCACTAACAGCCAAGAAAGAACAGAATTCACTAACTACAGCACACTCTCTCTCTCGCTACATTGTGGAGCGTCTAGTGGAAGAGACAAAGGGAGATAACCCAAGTAGTAGACTCAAGGCACTCGAACTCTTAGGCAAGCACAGAGAGATAGACATATTCAATCCAGAGTCTAAGGTTAACGTCACAGTTAACAACAACAAGACGACTGCTGAACTAGAGAATGAGATCAAAGAGAAGTTAAAGCTAGTCATTGGCAATAAGGACTAACTTAGATCATAGCCAATCTTCATTCCGCTATTCCCGCAGTAAAGACCCACCCCCAAAGTCTAACTAATACCCTATCGCAACCCCTACCCTGCACCCCCCCTTTTTAAAAATAATGGAGCCGAACAACCCCGAACAGTAATTCACTCACTAGATTCCCAATTTTTATGACCCCCCCCTTCTTCTTTTCTTATGTCTAGCATTTTGATACCATTTACCCTTATGAATCAGGAAAATGGTCAAGGGACCCTAGATAGTGGGGTAGAAATTACGCAAAAACAGGCGGATGTACTGGAATTTGTGGAAAATTACTGGCTTGAACGCTACTGTGCGCCAACTTACAAGGAAATTGCGCAGAATTTGGGTGTGAAGAGTGTGGGTTGGGTGCATTCGTTGGTCAATGAGCTGGTTTCTAAGGGCATTTTGGTGAAAAAGGGTCATCGCACCCTCCGCCCTGTCCATTTAACCCAAAAATCCCTTGACAAGAAACTGTGAAGGGGTGTTTAATACTATAATCCAGTGGATATACCGTCTCTAGTAAGTTACCAACTGGTATTATACTAGGAAGAGTTTAGGAATAGGTATATACAGGCTGGTATTATACTAGGTGGTGGTGATGGTTTGGAAAGTGGTATGGAGAATTTTCTTTTTCCTGTTTTTTTACATCGGATTTCATATTAAATGAAGGGTCGCGCTGCGACTGCCGAAGAAAAGCAGTGGATGGACTTTATCTGTCAATACGGATGTATCGTCTGCCGCAACGAGATGGGGTTATTCACTCCTTGTGAGCCGCATCATATCGATGGTAAGACGAAGGCGGGAGCGCATTTTTTGACAATACCACTATGCTGGGGTCATCATCGCTCCGGCTTTAACACCACTGAATGTGTGTCCCGCCACCCTTACAAAAGCGAGTTTGAACAGCGCTATGGTAAGGAAATGGACTTATTGGAACAAATGCGGGAGCTTGAATGGCAGAAGGAATAAAATCGTTAGCGACCACGGCAGGTTATTTTGCGCCGGGTGCTGGTATCTTGGATGCATTGGGGATGTACCCTGCTGAAGGGAGTGCCAGTATGATGCAAAACCTGAAAGCCGGTGAGTTCGGTACTGCCGGTCTGCAAGGACTGGGAGCGTTGGGGGATGCCCTGATGTTTACCGGAGTTGGTGCGCCATTGGGAATGACCCTCAAGACTGTTTCCAAAAGCGGTAAAATCGGTCAGGCAGGAAGAAGGCTGGGAGCACTGGCAAGACAGAATCGGACTAATATTTTTAATAAAACCGAGCCGACTGCACTGACCAATACGATTAAGATTAAAGGCGATGAGATTCCATTGGATAAATCAAGGCTGGAGTTTTTAACACCAAAGGTACTTGAAGGCGATGCCACTAGAGTTAAGTACAGTGCCAGAGCGCTTGATGATTACGCGACCAAGAATCGCTCCATTGCGGGTCGAAAGTTTGATGAGGGCGGTACGGGGAAATCCAAATATTTTATGATCGAGAAGAATGTGGGCTTAGGAGTGGATAATCCTGCGAAGATAGCCGTGCGGATTTCCGATCATGCACCGACCAAGAAAGGTATAGCCACCAGAGGTGGGAAAGAGTTTATGGATGCCGATGTCAGAATTAATGTCGGACCCAAAGGACACGGCTTTGAAGCCACTACCCTCGATGATGCGATTGATATGATTGAGAATATGCATATTAAGCCGGGTAATGTTGAAAATTTAATTACCCAATCAGGGAGAGTATCAAGAAAGCATCTGGGAACCGCAAAGGTTGTGGATGGGAGAATGATGCCGAGAGAGGCTCCATTGCATTGGTATCGTGGGGGCGGTCAATTGCCCTTTGGTTTGGATGTGTCAAAACTCTAATGCAGATTAATTCACAAACGATTCAGAACATTAGCAGTCTTTCTTACGATGAAAAGCTGGAGTTGCTCAAACAACTCGATGAATTACAAAAAGCCAAGTTCAGAGAAGATTGTCAGGATGATTTTATTACCTTTGTCAAAGCCATGTGGCCCGCCTTCATTGAAGGGGATCACCACAAGATTATGGCGGAAGAGTTCGGGCGGGTGGTTAATGGCGATTTAAAGCGCTTGATCATCAATATGCCCCCTCGTCACACGAAGAGTGAGTTTGCCTCCTATCTTCTGCCCGCTTGGTTTCTAGGGCATAAGCCAGATGGCAAGGTTATTCAAACCGCACACACCGCAGAACTCTCAGTGGGTTTTGGTCGGAAAGTGCGTAACTTGGTGGGATCGAAGGATTACCATAAGGTGTTTGATGAGGTTAATTTACAAGCCGACAGTAAAGCAGCAGGTCGCTGGAACACCAACAAGGGCGGAGAATACTTCGCGATAGGTGTGGGTGGTGCAGTAACAGGTAAAGGTGCGGATTTATTGATTATCGATGACCCGCATTCGGAGCAGGAAGGAGCCAGTGCCGATCCGAAAGTGTTTGATAAGACCTTTGAATGGTACACCTCAGGTCCACGGCAGCGTTTACAACCGGGCGGTGCGATTGTGGTGGTAATGACCCGATGGCACAAGAAGGATTTAACAGGCGGTCTATTAAAGACCAGCATGAAACGAGGCGGAGAAGAATGGCGAGTGATTGAATTTCCAGCTATTCTGCCTTCGGGTAAGTCGCTTTGGCCCGGCTTTTGGAAAATTGAAGAACTGGAGGCTCTTAGAGAAGAGTTGCCAGTATCAAAGTGGTCTGCTCAATACCAGCAAGACCCGACCAGTGAAGAAGGTGCATTGGTCAAACGAGAATGGTGGAAACGATGGGAAGAAGATCGACCACCGCAATGTGAGTTTTTAATTCAGTCTTGGGACACCGCATTCCTCAAAACAGAACGAGCCGACTTTTCAGCTTGTACGACATGGGGTGTGTTCTACATGGATGATCAAGAGGGGAGAATGGCTCCCAATTTAATCCTGCTCGATGCGTTTAAGGATCGATTGGAGTTTCCAGAACTGAAGAAAGTGGCGTATAAGACATGGCAGAAGTATGAACCCGATGCGTTCATTGTCGAGTCGAAAGCCGCAGGAACGCCCTTAATCTTTGAATTGAGATCAATGGGGATTCCTGTATCAGAATTTAGCCCCTCCAGAGGCAACGATAAGATCGCCAGAGTAAACGCTGTGGCTGACCTGTTTGCAACTGGGGTAGTGTGGGCACCGGAAACCCGATGGGCAGACGAAGTGATTGAAGAGTTTGCTTCCTTCCCAAACGCAGAGCATGACGATCTAGTGGACTCCAGTACACAGGCTCTGTTAAGATTTAGACAAGGTGGTTTTGTCAGTCTTTATTCCGATGAAGAAGATGAACCCTTTTATGCAGGAAAAGCAGAGTATTATTAATTATGGCAATTGAAAGAACAACACCAGCAACTCCAATTGAAGGAGAACTAGAAGCAGGTATAGAGGTTGATATCTCATCAGCTAATGGCGCGGAAATGACCGAAGATGGAGGCATGATCATTGATTTTGATCCCGATGCCTTTGATCCGAGCGGAGATTTCTTTTCTAATTTGGCAGATGAAATGTCTGAAGATGCTTTAAAAAAGCTAGGCACAGAACTTATCGGACAGTATCAAGGGGATCGTGATTCCAGAAACGAATGGGAAGAAACCTATATCAAAGGATTGGATCAGTTAGGTTTAAAGATTGAAGATCGAACTCTACCTTGGCCCGGAGCGTGTGGTGTGTTTCACCCGATGTTGACAGAGGCGGTGGTTAGATTCCAAAGCCAAGCAATTACCGAGATATTTCCAGCGTCTGGACCAGTAAACACTAAGATTTTAGGTCTTGCGACTCCTGAAAAGGAGCAACAGGGCAAAAGAGTTCAGGATTACATGAACTATTTGCTGACCGACAAGATGACAGAGTACCGAACCGAGACTGAGAAACTATTGTTTTCTCTGCCTTTAGCGGGTTCAGCGTTTAGAAAAGTTTATTACGATCCTACTATGGATAGACCTTGTGCGATTTTCGTTCCTGCTGAGGATTTTATAGTGTCTTATGGGGCAACTGATCTGCAAATGGCAGAACGAGCCACACATATCATGAAGAAAAATGCCAATGATGTGCGTAAATTACAGGTATCGGGCTTTTATAGAGACATTGATTTACCCGATCCATCGCCTGATCCAGACGATATTCGTAAGAAATACGATGAATTAACAGGCGATAGTTCCACTTATGACTTTGATAATCGCTATACATTGCTAGAAATGATGGTGAATTTAGACCTTGAAGGCTTTGAAGATACAGATGAGTCTGGTGAGCCAACAGGTATTGCATTGCCTTATGTGGTCACTATTGACATTTCAAGCAATAATATCCTCGCAATTCGCAGAAATTGGTATGAAAAAGACGACAATCGTATGATGCGACAGCATTTCGCTCACTATCAATACTTGCCCGGAATTGGTTTTTATGGGTTTGGATTGGTGCATTTGATTGGTGGATTAGCAAAATCTGCTACTTCTTTACTCAGACAGCTTGTAGATGCAGGCACATTGTCGAATTTACCGGGTGGCTTGAAGTCCAGAGGGCTTAGAATTAAAGGCGATGACACGCCAATTATGCCGGGTGAGTTCAGAGATGTGGATATCCCCGGCGGAGCAATCAGAGATAATATTACTTTCCTCCCTTACAAAGAACCATCGGCAACGCTGTATCAGTTATTAGGAAATATTGTAGAAGAAGGCAGAAGATTTACCAGCGCATCTGATATGAATGTAGCGGATATGAAACAGGAAGCACCAGTCGGAACCACTCTGGCTATTTTGGAAAGAGCCATGAAAGTTATGAGTGCTATCCAGTCCAGACTTCATGCTTCAATGAAACAAGAGTTTAATATTCTGGTTAATGTAATCAGAGACTTTACTGCTCCAGCTTATCCCTATGAGGTTGAGCCTGATGCAGATATTAAGACAGAAGATTTTGATGATCGCATAGATGTTTTACCTGTCTCCGATCCCAATGCAGCCACTATGTCTCAAAGAATTATGCAGTATCAAGCGGCATTACAATTAGCACAACAATCGCCACAGATTTATAATTTACCTGAGCTACATCGGCAAATGCTCGATACATTAGGTATTAGAGATGCTGATAAGATTATACCTCTCGGTGATGACATTAAGCCTGCTGATCCAGTGAGTGAGAACATGAGTATGTTGAATGGTGAGCCAGTTCAAGCCTTTGAATACCAAGATCATGAGGCTCATATTAGGGTTCACATGAGCGCTATACAAGACCCAGAGTTAGCTCAAATGGGCGCAAACAATCCACAGGGAATGCAATTATTGCAAGCATCTTTAGAGTCTCATGTAAGAGAACATTTAGCGTTTCAATATCGTGATGAGATTGAGAAGGAATTGGGTATCGAGCTTCCACCGTTGGGTGAGCCTTTACCACAAGATATTGAGAAACGATTATCGTCAATGGTTGCTGATGCTGCGGAAAGATTGTTACAGAAACATCAAATGGAAGCGGAACAACAACGAATACAAGAACAAATGCAAGACCCTCTGGTTCAAGCTAAAATGCGTGAACTGGATATTAAGGAGGCTGAGGTTCAACGTAAAGCTCAAGCCGATATGTTGGATGCTCAGATTGATGCTCAGAAGTCTCAAAGCCGTGATGCTATTGAGCTTGAGCGGATTCGATCTCAAGAAAAGATTGCTGAATCCAGCATGGAACAGAAATTGGTTAGTGATATTATTGATGCGAGAGTCGAAGGCGAAAAGATTGAAAGTGAAGAAGCTCAGAAAGCCGCAGAGATTGCATCCAAACTTGCATCTGATATAACATCTGATAATAATGATGGCTAGAGAAGATTTTACAGGCGACACGCTGATTGAGAAATTTAAGTCAAGATTGCGTGATCTGATGAACGATAGAGCAGATAATATCGCCACAGGAAGTTGTACTAGCTTTGATGAATATAAACATCAATCTGGTGTAATCGAGGGGTTAGCCCTCGCAGAGCGTGAACTCTTGGATATTATTCAGGAATTAGAACGACTCTAAAAACGGCATAATGCCGCAAGGTAACTCGGAAACCTTTTATAATTCCGTGCAAAGAGGTGGTCATGGAAACTGCTCTCGATATAGAGAAAGAAAAGCAAGAGGCAACACAGTTGCCCGAACCCACAGGATATAGAATCCTAATAGCAATCCCAGAAAAAGAAGAAAAGACCGAAGGTGGTATCATCAAGGCGGAAGAAACAATCCGCTATGAAGAAATCTCCACGATTACAGGTTTTGTCTTAAAAATGGGTCCGGATTGTTACAAAGATGAAACCCGATTCCCAACTGGACCTTGGTGTAAAGAAGGCGATTTTGTTGTGTTTCGATCATTTAGTGGCACTCGTATTAAGATTTATGGGAAAGAATTTCGCATCATCAATGATGATAATGTCGAAGCAGTGGTTGATGATCCCAGAGGGATAGAAAAAGTATGAGCGATGCAAACGAAAACTCAACCATGAGTACAGAAGAAAAGTTCTTAGGCGTGAAATCAAAGATTGGCTCAAAGCCAGATGAA